AACGAGTTCAGGAGATCAATAGGGTCTGTATCACCTTGCCCACCCTCATTAGCTAAACGAACAGCTTCTTGAAGGTATGCGTCGTACGCAGCCTTTCGGGCTTTCTTAGGGTCCATCCCCTTAACATTCACTGCCTCTTGAATTACGTTAGATGTTTCATTCACAAGAGTAGCGTGAGGAGATTTAGAGCCTTTGAATACTCCAGTACCCGCTTTGTAAGACTCGAACAGGTTGTTCGTTTCTTTAGAGAGCAGGTCAAGCGTCTCGCGCTCGAGAGTCCCTCGCATGTTCTTCACATGGATAGAGTTTAGGTTCTGTTGGAGACCGGGGAGTGATTCCATTAAGCCAGCACGAGTGTACTGATCGTTAATCTGCATTCCCTGCATTACTTCAGAGAGGTTATCTCTGTACCACGCTTGGTATTCCTCAGGTCTCGTAGAGTTCTGAATACCAGAGGACTCATACCGCTTGGTCATCTCTTGTTGGATATCGAGTGCCTTAGAGCGCCCCTCTCCTACCCTGAAGCCTTGCATCCAGAAGGTAGACTGATCAGGAGGTATTTCACCTTTGCGGATACGAGTACCGTCTTTAAGGATACCCGTGGTTCTCGCTGCGATACCAGCTTCAATCTCTTCCTTCTTATACTGCTCCACCAGTGGCTTAGCTGTTTTCAAAGCTACACCAAGGGAATTAGCTAGAGACTCTGCGCGTTTAGCGCCTGATAAATTAGGGGCTACCCTCTGGAACGTATCAAATGTACGTGCCTGAGATGCAGCCGGTGCGATTGTACGTTGAGCCATTTAACCACCCATTCCTTTCGGGTAAGATAGGCGAAGTCCGTCACCCACGCCTTTTGCACTTGGAGCGCCGCCAATCTTCAGTGATGATAAGTCGCCGCCGCCAGCTGTGTAACCCTGCGCGGCCCCCATGACAGTCCCTACGACACCCTCGAGTGCGCTAGGACCTGAAACGAATGGTGTAGCTGCGATGCGGGCGTTACCCTGATCAGTCGCTGCGTTTACACCAGCTGTGAAATCAAGACGGGTATTCTCTTGTGCATCTTTAGTCCGGTACACGTTACGTGCACCCTTCTGAGCCTCAGCGGCGATCATAGCGTCTACAGACGCACCATCGACACCAGAGGTGCCACCGATAACCTCAGCAGCTGCCATAGCTGCGCGTTTTTCTAAGGTAGCATCAAAGCCTTCTTCAACATTTACTCGAGACTCCTCTACGAACTTGCGGGTCTCTTGAGTGTGTTGGTTAATAGTGGTCTGCCGGGCGATATCGTGAGTAGCTGCGGCTGCGTCATTAGTGGCATCAGCTTCAGCTACAGCTGCTTGGTGAGACATGGCCGCACTAGCTGCGCCTAAGATCGTCATACCGATAGTAACTGGTTCACACATTTAGGTGTTTCCTCATAATAATGAACTCATAGAAATACTCTCCGTTTACACCTCGAGGTGTCTTAGAGAGGAAGATTGCCCCGCACCAGCGGAGCCACCTATGGTGAAGTTCGTTGTCTGCGAATGTGTAGTTCCACAAAGCGTCCTTTCCAGACACTTTATGTACCTCCTCAATGGCACTCCTACAGTTCCTTAAGAATGTCATTGGGTACTTTTCGATCTCTTTGGTGCCTAGCATCCAGATGGAAGCTATAGGAGCATCATTCCAGTCAGCCCCAAAGATGCCGACAGGTCTACCGCGCTCAGGCTCGAGTAGCGTTCTAACGTACAGGGAAGATGCACCTGTAGTTATCGCCTCGAGGGGCGTCTTACCCGCTGCCTCAACCTCCCTTACATCTTGGTCGCGTAAGTTTGAAGCAAGGTATGGGATATCCGAGGAGTAGACCTGCCGAAGATAGTTCATACTTAGAGTCTCCGAGTGTATGGTGTGTACATGGCTTCCCATTCCACAGCAGAGAAGTTTGAGGGGAAGGGTTTGTCGTTAGTAACCTTCACGTTGATCCTCAGGTTCTCACCGGGAATAGCCACACGGAACTCACCGTCCTCTGTGTTGACATCGCCAAGTATGTTGTTGCTTGAACCGAAAACATTACCTGTGAACTCTGATGTGTACGTAGTGCCGTTCGTGTCCGTAAACTCGACATTGAAGTACGCAGTGTTCTGATAGAGGAACGACAGGTAGCGCATCTGTAGACGCCCATCCTGAACTGTCTGCTCTCCATCACGGAGGTAAATCGGATTTAGTTCGTATTCAAACGTGTAGGGTACACCTATGTAGTAGTTCTCTGATGTGAGATCGACACCAACGAACGTCGCTGTGTTCCCTGAAGTGGATGATGGCTCAATGATGACGCCAGCATCGTAGTTAGGACTTCCAGTTCTAGTCACCAACTGGACAGTCTCAGAGCCTTGTAGTTCGTAAGGCAGTGTGATTACCGTATCAGAACCCACCAGTGCAGGTGTAGACACGGTTTCATTGGTTTTCCTATCAAGGAGAATACCAACATTATCAAACTCAGCTACAAGAGACCCTTGGAAGTTGATGATCTCAAGGTAAACACCTTCAGTCTTCTTAACGATAAGATAGAGGTCGTTATCTTGGAACTCACCACCGAAGAACTCTGTGTCCTCCGACCACTCCCAGAGTGTCCACGCGCTCTGAACTTTACCTTCGTTGCCCCAATAGTATTTGTAGATGTAGATACCGTTAGGGTCACCCGAGGTGAAGAACGCGACAGCCTCTTCGTTGGTTGAGGTCGTCATCGAAGTTACACCGCTGGGGAGTAACTTAGGGACCTGAACTGTGATGTTAGCTGCCTCACCTACACCCTCGTTGTTGGAGATGTAGTATTCTCTGACAGAAGCGTAGTTGTATGTGTCTGCGTCATCTACAAACACAACATTAGAACCTACGAGCTTTGGCTCGACTACTGTTGAGGTTTTGTACTGAGACGCGATGACCATCTGAACATCACGAGGAGATAGTATCTCAGAATCTGTCAGTTTGAATTGGGTCTTATCAGAGAACAAGAGAAGGTTCTCGTTGAATGGGACCCCGTGGTACATGTTGGAAACCCGGATGTTCGTCGAGGCGACATCAATGGGCTCACTGTCCAGCAGCTGAACTAGGGACTGCCTGTAGAAGGTCTCAAACTCACCCACTTTAGACATCACTACGTTTTCATCCGTCAGGAGAACCATACGGTTCTTGTAGACGAATAAGCTCTGTAGAGTTTGGTTTACAAACGTAGGGTCAGGGGCGCTTTCAGAGTCACCAGCTACCCGCCCAGGCCATGTGGTCTTCTGGAAGGTCCACGTTCCTGCTCCACCATCAACAAGGATGTGGGGCATTGTGGTGTCGGTAAGTTGAATGTTCTCTCCGTAGCCGAACGTCTCTACCCACACGCCGTCATTAAACACTACGTAGTAATCGTCTCCTACCTCCTCTACGTCACCTTGGACGCGCACTAGGCGTCCCTCAGCGTCGTAAGGGGGAAGATCAGAGAATTTACTTACAGTGTCCTTGAAGGCGCGGGTACCTGCATCGCCAAAGCCATCTTTAGCCCTGACAACATCTCCAGTTCCTAGACCTGTGATTGATACGGTAGAGGAGATAGCCACTGCCGTGTAACCAGCGCCACTCAGTGTGGTAGCTAGGTTAGACGCGATGGTGTCAGTGCCCTCAACGCTAGTGTTACTAGTCAGGAAGTTTGCGACCAACGAGTTGTTGATGTACACGGAGTAGTTTTTGTTGGCTACTGCCTGTTTGATGTAGATTGAGGCTGTGGTCTCAGGGTTCAACCTAGAGCCATCCTCAGCTACAGATGTAGTGGTCACTGTCTTTGTTTTGTTGAGGACGAACACCGTGTCGGCAATCGTCAGGCAACGGAAGTCTTTCTCAGGTTCAGATGCGGTCAGGTAGGATTTACCATCAGGGAAGTTAACAGTCTCCTCAGTGCCGTCTGAATTGAAAACTTTAAGATCACCATTAGTGATCGTTACGATATCTGTTCCTTTACCAATCCTGTTGAAGATATGGGTCTTCATTCCGTCTGCTGGGGGAGAGGTGTACAACTTCGCTACATAAGAGGATGGAGGACGTTTCTGTAGACCGTTCACTACACTAGGGTAGGCATTCTTAAGGTCTTTAGCGGAGTTGACTGTGCGGAGCGACGGGGCCTGCTGTGAGATACCGCCGATAAGGTTGGGGATTGAGTCTGATACTAGAGGCATCAAGACCTCCAGTGGATAAAGGAGCGTCTATCAAGAGAGCGGGCCATCGACAAGGAGTCTGTCCCGACGTTGCGCCGAGCATTGGCATTCTCGTCTTGTCTAAGGATGGCAAGTGACTTCGATTCGTCGTCTCTGTTTTGAGCAGAAATAGATTGAGTACCTAGCTTACGCTCTTGGAAGATACGCGAAGCTAGTAGTGTAATGTAACGTCGAGCGGTCTCTGGGAGTACCTCAAAGTCCAACTCATAGATAATCTCAAGCTCAACATTCGATGTGAACGTGAACGTATTCTCGAAATCAGTGGCGTTGTAAAGTCTACCGTCACGGTAGGTGTACGCTTTACCTGTATCGTTGCCAGATGAGCGAACACTCAAGGTGTTACTAGGGAGGGCGATCTCGCTGTCACCATTAGGAGACAAACGTACTCTCTCAGTATTCCAAAAGTAACCTCTGGATTGAACTTGGCGTGAAGCCTCACGGAGTACGATCTGTGCCGTGGAAGCGTCGAGACCTAAGGTTCCCGTGAGTGTGTTCACAGGGTTTTCACCTATGTTCGTCAGCATGACGTTCACAGCATTAAGCTCAGAGGTTGGATTGAGGGTTTCAGCCATAAAAGAATCTCCAAAGAAGAAAAAGAGAGGAACCCGGAGGTCCCTCTCAATTTCAAAAGTGATTAGGCAGTGCCTTCACCGCCGTACAAGCACTCAGGGCGCAGAACACCATGACCGCAAGCCATCCGGGTCACCATGAGGGTGCCCTGGCGTTCGATCTGGTAGTCGCTCTCAGAGGCGAGGTCCATCAGGTGGACAGAGCCGAGAGCCTGCTTCTGCATCGCGAGGAAGCTGTAGGCCGAGGCGTCAACCGTGTAGTCGGTCGTGCCCGAACCACCCTGCGAGCCCGGAAGGGTAGCAACGCCGTGGTTCAGCGCCATGTTGTTCGTCGGGACGATTTCCATACCAGCAACACGGAAGATGTTACCGGCAGCTTTCGAGCCTTCGCCACCGAAGTCACGGTCCAAGAACGAACCGTCTTTGATGAGGTCCCAGTAAACCGTCGGCGTCACGAAGACGTAGCGGTCCATCTGCGGGATGTTAGCGCCATCAAAGTATTTGGCGGCGTTGTAGATGCCGTCGATGATCGTCGAGATCGTCGGGGTAGCACCGAGCGCTTCACGCTGGGCAGCACCCTGTTCAGTGACCGCACCGGACGTACCGGCTTCAACAGCCTTGAGCGCAATGGCGAACAGGTGCTGGTCGTAGGTCTGAGCGAGAACATCACCCATCTGGACGGTGTACTCTGCGCGAACTTCGTAGTGACGCTTGGCGTCTTCGTAGTTCGACATGAACACGTCAGAGACGAGCAGGTCATCAATCGTGATGACTTTCTCACCGTGGTTGACCGACTGACCGAGGATGACTTCACCCGGAGTGTGGTAACCTGCGTCCATCTTGCCAATGGCGGGGAACTGTGCCGATGAGCCGCTAGAGATGTTACGGATGCGCTGACGCTCTTTCAGAACGGTTTTCTTGTTGAAAGATGCCAGAACTTCGCCCGACCAGACCTTCAGAAAGAGGCTGTCGGAATCGCCCGGGCCTGCCGGGACACCAGCGTTGGTGCTAGAAAAAGTACGAGCCATAATAATGGTTCCTTAATGTATGAAGATGATTTGTTTGTAGTGCAAATCACCCACAGACTTTAGGAACTCTTGGAAGTTATCCCCGAAGGGGCTTCTTAAAGTATCACTGTAGTCTCATGAGTATTGCGGAGTGATACCAGCTTAGGATGGGGAGCTACCCCATTGGGTTCCTAAGAAGGAATCCCAATAAAGCCCCCTCCCGGTAATACTCAGGTGGGAGGGGGCAAATCTCTGGGTTAACCCGTCAGAGACACACGGGAGATAGTTGATCACCTCCCTCTCGAATAACTAGACCCTCGATTACTTGTTACGGCCTCTGTTCTTAGAGGGCGATTGAATCCGAAGATTGCTAAGCGCATTATTCGTGGGGTTTCTATCAGCATGATCCACATCTTTATTTTTTAGAGCGGCCTCACCGTGCTTCTTTACCATCTTGCGACGGGCAGCTTTACGGGCGTCGTTTCGCTTACGTTGCTCAGGCTTGGAGTGGTAACGCTCATATTCTTTTTTGTAGTCACGAGCCATGAGAGACTCTCCTTGGCTTACATGATGTCAGAACGTGCCAACTTCTGTTCGACCTTGGAGCGGAACGCTGGGTCATTGTGATACTTAGGATCGTTCATGTCAGCCAGTAGCTGCGACATGGATTCATAAGCAGCACCTGAAGTTGCCGCCGAGTTACCAGTGATCTGAGTTTCAGGCTCAACATCTGCCTCAGCTGCGTACCGGGCTTTAAGACCCTTAACTGCCAAGAGCATCTGATTGCGATCACCAGAGGTAACTGCTGAGTTGAACGTGTCGATCTCGCCTTCCTCGAAGGTGTCAGCTGCCCATTGAACCATCTCTTCATAGGTTTCCTGACCGCCTACCTCAGCGTACACTGAGTTAGTGATCTGGGCGCTAACCGCCTGCTGACCTTTGATGTACTGATCAACAAGTGATTTAGGAATGCCAGCATCCTCAAGGGACTTATAGGATGCCTCTGAGAGGCTACCCTTCTCAGCGAACTCGCTCGAGAGTGCATCAAAGTTCAAGCCTGCGTTGTTCACCACTTCCTCAGCGGTTTCACCCTCAGTCTCAACTTCTTCCTCTTTACCAGAGGACTTGGCTTTCTCTAGTTCACTGTAGCTTTTAGCGAGGGCTTCAATATTCACCTCGCCCTTCTCAGCGTCCCAGAACTTCTCAGGGATATGCTCAGGTCGCTCAGCGGCAACCGGGGCCTCCTCTTCGGTAGGTGCAGACGCATCTACCTCATTTCCGTTCTCATCGAGAATTCCTAGTTCCTGAGCGGATTCCTCAAGGGTAGGCCCGGAGGTTTCCTCTGCTGTATTGATTTCTACACGTTCAACCACGTTTATTCTGCTCCTTTGGTTGCAGCATCCACAGCGCCTTTAGCTGCTGGGCCTACTGCTTGCTTAACCATGTCCATCATCTGTGCATTCTGGGCTTCTTGTTGTGCCGCTTGTTGCTCCTGAGCGATCTGCTCAGCTGATTTCACAAGACCATCCATGTCGATGCCCAGAGATGTCCCACCACGTTTGATGAGGTCATCAATGTTCAACCGACTGATGCCTTGCTCACCGAGAGGCATAATGACCTCTTTGATGAACACTTGTATCTTAGTTAGATCGTGACCTCGACCAAGAGCCTCAAGCCCTGTGGTAATCTGAGGTTCGACAACACCTTTAGGTAACTTAGGTAGCCGCTTCTCTTTCTCCATGCGGTCCTCAGTGCGTTGCACGAGAGGTAGCTGGAGTTCCTGTGAGAAGTTCGCAAAGTTACCACCTAGTGCATCCTCAAGCTCCTGAGCCATCCGTCTGATTTCCTCAGCGGTGACACGTTCAGCCTGACGCTGGATAGCACTGTTTAACAGGAAGGCGAATGAGAGCCGCTGGATGGTCTCTTGGAGGACACTCTGTGCGACCTGCATGTCAGAACCCTTCAGTGTCTGGAGAACAGAAACGTCCTGTTCCATGCCAGTGATAACATCAAGGTTCTCAGATTCAGCCAAGTCTTTCTCATCAGTGACACCATTAGGGTTCACTAAGAACAGGACTTTAGAGGAAGCAGCTGCACCCTCAACGACTGCGCGAGAGAGACCCTCAGCAGTCACTAGGTCGCCTTTGTATTCCTCTACGTAGGACCTAGCCCAATCCTCACCGTCAATGAGAGACCAAGTAAGTGCCAAGAAGGGAGCGCGTTTAACATCCCAAGCACCTTCAGATTTAGGGACAATCATCCCATTGATCTCTTGGTATCCACGAAACTTCTTACCGTCTCGGTAATACTTGGTGAATAACTCAAAGACGTTCTCGCCGCCTTTACCGGACTCTGATGGAAGTGCGTCTTCATCGGAGTTCTTAGGTAGAATCTCCAGGATTTCTTCTGGAAGGGCATCCTTATGGATTTCTTCCTTAATGATAACCTCAAGTACATTGCCAGACGGACCGCGCTTGATGACGTATTTGTCCATAGTGAACAGACGCATTCCATCATCTTTGGGGAATGTAACCAGAGCGTTGCCGCAGACGATCAGCTGCTTGAAAGTCTCGTTTAGTTTTGGCCGCAGACTAGAAGACTCAATCTCAGTTTGTACTGCCCGTTCCCTGGTGTTCAACGCTTCTTCAACTTTAGCCCGTGCTGTAGGGTCTTGAGCTAATTCCTCTAAGGTGTAGTCATCAATAGAGTAGCGAAAGAAGGGAGTGTTCGGCGGGAACAACGAGAGCATAAGTTTAGCAGAGAGGTTGTTTACACCTCGAGCGCCTATGCTCTGGTAGGGAGTGTACAAGCGCGAGGCACCCGTGTGACCATTCTCAGGCATTAAAGCATGGATGGTAAGACGGGCGCATTCTCGAGCGCGATTGAGGTAAATCTCTCTGTCTGTAGCAAGTTTTTCATATCGTGACTTACACGTACCCTTGCTCATCATTTAGAGAATTTCCTTATGGTTAGGTAGGGATCGTCACACCAGTGGTGGGAGAATCACTGTTGATGGTCAAAGCTGAAGTGCGATACTTTTTAGTACCCTTCTTCTTGGCGGTGACATCTTCGTTAGCTTTCTGAATTGTCTTTGGGGCCTCTTGCTCTAACACTGCCGGGGGAGCCGGTGGCTCAGGGGCAGGCTGAGGGGCCGGGGGAGCTTTAGAACTTGTGCACATGAGGTTATCCTAAGGGGTTCTTTGTGTGTTCTTCGTGTAATGACCTCAGTTTCCTGATTACTTGTACATTCCCAATCTTCACGTAGATGTCTTCTACGGAGGAACCCTTATCTGGGCACTGATCTGGGAATATGGTCTCTAGGTACTCAAGTAACTCAAGTGTAACTATAGGTAACTTATGGGACTTATATTGTCTTTTTTTCATTGGGTTCATCCAGTATGAGGGGAAAATAAAGAACCTAAGGAAAACAAGGGGTTATGAACCCCCTGTTTAACCTTAAGATTCAACTATTTAGACGCCGCACGATCCACCGTGTCCGGTAATATCGCAGATATCATGCGTAGCCACGTGTTCCTCAAACTCTTCGCCAAGTTTATCAACAGCGTCACTGTAAGGGACACTAACCAGAGGCTGACCACCACGACTACCATCGGGGTAGCAAGTAAAGCCACGGAGACGATGAGCATAGCGGCTGAGGATATCTCCAAAGCCTTCAACAGTATCTTCATTGTTTTCCTTTGATCCCCACTGAGGGAGGTTAATCGTGGATGAGATAGACATATCCACGTAGTCTTGAACGTCAGCTTGGAACTTGATGCGTCTCTCAGGGTCACCTGCTAGGTCAATAGCAGACTCAATGTTCTCCGGGTTTACCCCGTAGTGATCAATGAGGTCCTGAGCGGCGCTGTCCACTACGTACTGGTAGTGCCATTTGCTCCCTGACTTTAGGTAGCGTCGTCGATAAGCGACTGCAAAGACAGGCTCAATACCTGTTGTTGTCCCAGCAAGGATGCCAATACTGCCCGTTGGCGCGATGGCGCGATTAGCCACAGGGCGGCTAACTGAGAGGTAATCTGCGTAACGTCGAGAAGTATCGTCGCTAACTCCTCGGTATACTGAGAGCCATTGGTGTAACTCTGGGGTGACTTCATACTTGTATCCTCTCTGGATTAGCCACTCATGGATACCCATGAGACCTAAGCCCAAACGTCGGTTCTTTTGACGGACTCGGTGCACCTTGTCATAAGGAAGGTCTGCTCGTAGCGTTCCGCACAGTAGGAACTTTGTAGCGAGGTCAGTGACTTCTTTAAGTTCTTGGAGGTTCTCAATTCGTCCAAGATTAAGGCTTCCAAGGTTGCATACGTCTGAGTCATCTTCGCTGGTGACCTCCGTACATGCGTTACGAAGGGTCTCGTTCTCCTTATCAAAGAAGTTGAATGAGAACCCCGGCTCACCTGTCATGAGTGCTTGGCGTACATTTGCCTTGAAGACATCACCGTGGTCTCCGGTCTCCCAGAGTTCCTGTAGCCACTCAGTGTCGTAGTTAACTGAGATGTTCGTCATGTCTAACGGAGCAGAGAAGTTGAAGTCATTCTCTTTGATATCTGAGAGGGAAGCGCCAGTGTCACCCACTGGCATGTTACTCCAGTTCTTAGCGTTCAAGAACTCGTCGATATCACCATGCTTCCAGTTCAGTGAAGCGTAAATTGCAGAGCGACGGGAGCCGCCTTGCATAACATTGCGCCCAATCTCGTTAATGAGCTTCATTGCAGGTACAGGGCCTGAGGAGTCTCCCCCAGTTCCACTTAGCTTGGAACCTGATTGGCGATACACAGAGTAATCAATCCCGATACCGCCGCCTGTCATCAGGCAGCTGGTAGCTTTCCAAGCTAGGTCTGCCCAGTCTTCTCGAGTGTCTTCCTCAGCGCGAAGTAGATAGCAGTTATTGAAGAATTTGTTGCGTCTACCAGCGTAGTAGATGTACCGACCACCGGGGACAAACTTAAGGTCCTCAATGAACTTAATCAGCTGCTCCTTTTCGCTGACTGTCATATCTGACCGGCATACGTCTTCTACTAGGACTTTAGCTAGGTCTGCCCATGTGGTGCAGTCTTGGTGTGAGTATTTATGATTGAAGATGTCCTCGCTGAACTTTGAGCGGAACATAGGGTTACGGTTTGACCGAAAGGTCATCAGCACCTCTTTGTGATTTTAAGGGGAGGGTTTAGTTGCAGAGAGCGTTGTAGCTCACTGGGAACAAAGCATGGAGGAACTCCGCGATTTGCTTAGCTACTTCTCGAGTTTCTCTCTGGGAGTGAGGGTCTAGACGGAGGTTTACAACACGAGCGAAAGCGTAGAGAGAGCCTGACCAGACCCACTCGCAAAACATTGATTGAGGTAGAACCATACGTGCCTGTTCGTGGCAGACGCCTTCATCTAACAATCGCTTATAAACTTCCGTAGCCACAGAATGAATGGGTAGATAACTTCCGGTAGTTCCTTCGTCATCATCGTTCCATTCCACAATAGGAATAGTATTTAAAG